GGGGTATCATAATGACAGATTACATAGTAACTTTAAATGAACCCGGTCCATTTAGAATTGGAGTTGATTATGAAATTCCAACAAAATCTATTCAATATGGAAATATAATTCTTGACAATATAAATTCTCAATTTACTGGAATTGCAAAAACCTTTACATTAAATGCAAGCGGGACTGCATATGTGCCTACTAATCCTCAACAACTAATTGTAGTTAAAAATAATCTTGTAATGGAACCCCTTGAGGATTATGTTATTTCGACAAATAATGTTATATTTACCGTTGCTCCAAATTCAGGAGATGATGTTTTCATCATAGCTCTTTCAACAACCGCAGATCTAACACGAACGCTTAATTATGTTATTGATAGCGGATCAATAACAATGCTTCCTGGAAATAAAGGATCTTTTACTATAGATGTAAGTGGGGTCATAGAATCTCTTGTAATTTTATCTGATCAACAAGGTAATTTAACTTTAGATATTAAAAAATCTAACTACAATGATTTTCCAACTTTTACTTCAATAGTTGGTGGTGTTTATCCGCAAATGACAAATTCCAGAAAAGTTCGAAATGACACATTAACTGGATGGAATAAAACTATTGTAGCTGGTGATATACTTAGTTTTGATGTTATTGCGGTAAACAATATAAATCGTTTTCTAGTTTCTTTAAAATTAAAATTATAAATAAAGATAGTTATTAAAATCATACCTGTAGGGGAGTTGTTTAAATGGCACTATTAGTTCCAAATATTGGAGAACTTGAGTCACTCAGATACTTGGTTGCAAACAACAACCATACTGCAAGTCTTGCTGACCAGTCTCCCAGAAACCTAGTTTTAAAACTTTTTACAAGTAACACCACTCCAGCTGAGTCGGATGTTCCTTCTGCAACTGAATATTATGAACCATATGGTATTGGAAACACAAATTCATATGGATTTGCTCCATATACGGGTTATCCATATTGTGTCAATAATAGATCAGATCAATCTTACACTTCTCAGACAGGTATTCTTCTTAATGGTTCACGTTGGAGAATTAATCAAGTAGGTTCTGGCACAACAGCAACATATCCAGAACAAACTTTTACATTCACTGGAGATGCTGGCAATGTTTACGGTTACCATGTAACTCGTGCAAATAACATGCCTATCGCCGTCCAGGGCAAAGTTCACTATGCGTCAGTTGGTATTGGAACTACAATTACAAAAGGAAGCGCTAGTGATCCAACGATTGGTGTCGTAGGAAATAGTTATGTTGTTATCGATCCAGATATTACTATTGACGATTTAACTCTTGGAATGACTGTTGGTGGAAATGCTGGCATTCAAACTGGCACAAAAGTAATTGGACTTGATAGGGCATTAAAAGTAGTTTATCTAGATAAACCATTAATTGATAATATTCAAGTTGCTACTGGTCCTACAATATCATTTAGTTTTGCTAAGATTCAAGCAACAGGTCACCAACTTGTAGCGGGTGATATCCTTTATATTGCTGCAGGAGCAGGAAACACAAGACATGACTCTAATGTTTATACAGTATTCTCAGTTCCTAATGCAAATGAGTTCTTTACAACTCCTTCTATCAATCCAATATTAAATACGGTTGTTGGATTGAATACCGCAACTCTTTATAGTTCTATTATGTATGCTGAAAGATTTACAAATGGTCCATACGCAATTCAAAATAATGGTGATCAAATTAAAATTACATTAAATGTTGCTCTTGATTGATATTTAACAATCAATTTAATAATATTAATTGTGAATGGAGGGTTGCTTTTTTGTAGCGATCCTCCTTTTTTAAGATTTATAGATGTTGGTAAGAATTCCAAATGAACATTTATGAATATAACTCGATCAGTGTAAATACTTATTCTCAAGAGGATTCAGGCAGCATTACATCCTCTGTGGATAGTAGTATCGATTATAATTCTGGCTCAAATTCTTTACCGGCTCAACCTGTTCCAAATTATAGTACAAATAATTTTATAAATGGAAATTATGAAGACTTTGGGTGGACTTATAATTCTTCGACAATTACTCCTTTTGGATCAATACTAAAACAAGAAAGTAGTTCTAATACAATTCTTAAAGAGTATGTGGGTTCTGGAGATATCACTCTAAGTGGAAAACAAACTTCACCATCAGTTAAAATTTGGGCTGGAAACGGTACTGTATTTGAAATTGGCGGTGGATTAGAAAGAACAGTTAGACCTTATGTTTCTTCTGGTACACTGCGAATCGATTCCAGTGCAGCAACCACTGCATTGGAAAAACACACAAAATCATACAATTTAAGTTCTATCTATAATCCAATCTTAGATTATGGAAGTCTTTTTGATGATATTCAAGTTATTGAAGATTATGGCTTAATAACTTCCAATCATATACCAGGGAATTTCCTTGATGACTTTGGATCAATATTATCGCAACCGCAACCAAGTTCTTATCCTGTAATTCCATTTGGATCTTCAACATTATCCGGATCCGCTGAAGAGATATTCTCCGCACAAACTCCAGAGGAAACTCAACTCTTTAGTATTTCTGGAACATATAACGATCTCAAATACACTGGTGCTTGGGTTGGATCAGGAACTCTGTTCACAGTATCTGGTGCTGTTGAGAAGGTTACAACCAATCCACCAGAGAACACACAACTCTTTAGTATTTCTGGAACCGCTTTAGAAGCTTATTCAGCACAAACGCCAGAAAACATTCAACTCTTCAGTATTTCTGGAACCGCTTTAGAAGCTTATTCAGCACAAACGCCAGAAGATACTCTCTCTTTATATTTTGACGGAAACGCTTCTTGCCGAGAAATAGCTGTATATCAAGATATTATTACTTCCGGATTGGTTACAATTTCTGGAACAAATACACAAAATATTCAAGTTTATGTTCCAGTAATAACTGGAACTGGAACTTTATTCTCAATAGGCACGTTAATTGAAAGTATATCATATTCATATAATAGAGATTCAGTATTTGATTTTGCTTACCTTTCATTAAATAATCTTCAAAGTTCTGATTATGGACCGTTGAGTGGACAACCAACGCATCCAACAAATGATTTTTATGATTATGGTTCAATAACTGAAAACGATACTGGATCTGTAGATGATGCTGGATCCATAACAGAAACCTCAGCGCCTTCCATACCATTTGGATCTATTAATGTTGTAAATGGATTCAGTCCACAAGACACGGAAGCTTATCCTGGAGGTCCCGGTGTAGGTAAGTCTTGGAGCTTTAGTATTACTGGATATACCGGTGACGTTCCAATTTATACTTTATCCGGAATCGCTTCTTGCCGAGAAATAGCTGTATATCAAGATATTGTTACTTCCGGATTATTTGCAATCACCAATACTTCTATTATACATCCATTTGTAGACTATACACCACACTATGGTATTGAGAAGAATATTGGTATTGGAACTACAGGAATTCAAATCTCTGGATCACTTGTAGAGAAGAACACAGAATCTTATGTTGGAGTTGGTAGTGAGGCATTCTCTGGAATTGCTTTAGAAGCTTATTCAGCTCAGACTCCAGAGAATACTCAACTCTTTAGTATTTCTGGAATTTCTACAGAATCTATAACTTCAAATCCACCAGAGAATACTCAACTCTTTAGTATTTCTGGAGAACTATTACATCCATTTATAGACTATACACCACATTATGGTATTGAGAAAAATATTGGTATTGGAACTACAGGAATTCAAATCTCTGGAACACTAGTTGAACGATTCGTAAAAGATGCTGATGAATCTACTCAACTCTTTAGTATTTCTGGAATTGCTATAGAAAAGGATGTAGATTCTTATGTTGGCATAGAAACTATACTTGTTTCGGGAACTGCATTAGAGGCATTCTCTGCACAGATACCAGAAGATACTCAACTCTTTAGTATTTCTGGAACTGCACTGGAGGCATTCTCTGCACAAACGCCAGAAGATACTCAACTCTTTAGTATTTCTGGAGTCTCTTCAACAAGAGAGATACAAGTATATGGTATAAATCCAGGAGACCACCTATATCCACGGCCAATAGATCAAAGTGGTGGTAATATTGTAATTACTAATACTTCGATTATACATCCATTTGTAGATTATACTCCACACTATGGTATTGAGAAGAATATTGGTATTGGAACTACAGGAATTCAAATCTCTGGATCACTTGTAGAAAGGAGTGCGGAATCTTATGTTGGAGTAGGTAGTGCGGCATTCTCTGGAACTGCTCTAAAATCCTTCTCAGCACAAACACCAGAAGATACTCAACTCTTTAGTATTTCTGGAATTGCTAACATATCTAAAACTTTAAATCCACCTGAAAATACTCCGATACTAGTTTTCTCTGGAGAACTATTACATCCAAAAATTGATTACACTCCACATTATGGTATTGAAAAGAATATTGGTATTGGCACAACAGGTATTAAGTTCGGTGTTGGCGTAGGAACTGCGCCGGATGGTGATGGTAATCCTCGTGATGCTAAAACATACTCTAATAGATATGGATTCCAGATTGGTGATTTTAATTTGGGTTCTGGTATAGGAACGATACGAATATTATCCCAAGCGATTACAAAATTACTTATTCCATACAAAGGTCAAGGTCCATTTATAGTAGCTTCTGGATTCAGTCCGCAAGACACGGAAGCTTATCCTGGAGGTCCTGGTGTAGGCAAGTCTTGGAGTTTCACTAGAGCAACATATATTACTTCTGGCGTTACTACAATTTCTGGTATTTCTTCTGACAGGGAAATTCAGGTATATGGTTATTATGGTAACGATAAGAATCCAGGAACTTCCGGTAACATATTTATCAATCAAGTATTACCGACAATAATTGTAAGAGCTAATTCTTACTTTACAAGTGGTAATATTAGTATTGGTAGCAATGCTTTAATACTTAGAAAACGTTCATTCGATGGCTCTGGTATAATTTCTGTTGAATCAACCTCTACAAATGTTTATTCAGCAAATACGCCAGAGAATACAGTATTATATTCCTTCTCCGGAACTGCTCTAGAATCTTATTCATCAGATATTTCAGAAGACTTTGTTCTTTATACATTCTCATCAGGAATTACTTCTGAAAGAAAAACAAAATCCTATGAATCTGCAGGAAGTATTTCATTCAGTGGACAAAGTTCTGCGTTCTTCGTTCCAAACTATCCTGGATCAGGAAACATTGTATTTATTTCTAGAACAGTTGATCATACTTATGATACATGTGATAATGTCATTGTTACATGTGATGACCAAGATTCTGCAGATGTAAGCTTTGTTGCAAATCCACCAGAGAATACTCAACTATTTACAATATCTGGAAATGCAATTACTTCGGAAATTGCAACTTATACATTTACTGGAATAGGCACTCACGTTATTTCTGGTGGATATGCAAATATTAAAGTTATATCTGGTGCTGGAGAAAATACTGCATTATTTGATTTTTCAGGACAATCTTCTAATTCTAGAACTAAGGTATACGTTGGATTTGGTAACCTATTTACAATTGACGGTGTATCTCAATCATTTGGAGCTAAGATTCCAAGTGATACAGTTCTCTATAAAATTTCTGGTAATGGAATTGTTGAATACAAAAAGGTATATACAAAAGTTGGAATTGGACTCTTTGACACCTTTGGTGATGCATCTACAAGAAAAATTAATGGATATTCTATATCAGGAATTGGTGCAATTAATGTTTCTGGTCAACTAATTCATCCAAACATTAAGTTTATTCCTGCAATCAAAGGACTTAGTATATTCAATATTGTCGGCGCATCTGATAATAATACTACTAGACCTGCAACTGGATTTGGATCATTCTTTACACTATCTTCTGGCAAACAATCCTTTACGTATTCTCTTTACACAGGCATTGGCACAATGTATACAATTTCTATTGATGCAATATCTATTAATAATCCATATCAAATACCAAGAACCTATACAGTCATCATTTAATTCTGATAAATAAATCAGAAGAAATAGTAATTTGAGTCGTATAGTACTATGACCAAACAGGTACAGCTTAGAAGAGGAACATCAGCCGAACATACAGTATTTACGGGGGCATTAGGAGAAGTAACAATTGACACCACTGTAGATGTAGCAGTCGTGCATGATGGGGTGACCCCCGGCGGCCATTACTTGGTTGGAACTGGTTTTGGTGCTACAGTATCCCAAAGTCTCGTAAATAAAAGCTTTATTGGTATTGGAACTACTTCATCATCGATTAATCTTCCAGATTTAAAGTTTATATGCATCGGTGACGGAGTATTTGAGGGTGAGTTATTTTTAAGAAGTCTAAACGTTTTTTACGATCCATTTGTAACTAGAACAGCGACTTTAAATGATGTAAATCCAAATTTTATTTCGGGTATTACAACAAATAATATTAGGGTAGGATATCTGGTTGAAGATACGACCGGTAATAAAATTTCTTTGGGGACAACAGTAACATCTATTGGAATAGGAAGTGTTGGCATATCTTCTGCACATACTCAAGTCGGATCTTCTAGCACAAATGTTATAAAGTTTACTAATCCACTTGCTGGTCAAACAAATTTATATGACTTGACAGTTGTTAATACGGCAGTTCTAAACGATGTAGGAATCTTTAGTGGTAGAGTAAACAACTTCTTTGCAACTTCTGGTATTGTAACCACTGCAGGAATTTCAAGTGCTAGAGTAGATGATTTCTTTGCTACTTCTGGTATCGTAACCACTGCAGGAATTTCAAGTGCTAGAGTAGATGATTTCTTTGCAACTTCTGGTATTGTAACCACTGCAGGAATTTCAAGTGCTAGAGTAGATGATTTCTTTGCTACTTCTGGTATCGTAACCACAGCTGGAATCACAAGCGCTAGAATAGATAATCTTTTCGTAACTTCTGGTATTGTAACCACTGCAGGAATTTCAAGTGCTAGAGTAGATGATTTCTTTGCAACTTCTGGTATTGTAACCACTGCAGGGATTTCTAGTGGTAGAATCGACAATTTCTTTGCTACTTCTGGTATTGTAACCACAGCTGGAATCACAAGCGCTAGAGTAGATGATTTCTTTGCAACTTCTGGTATTGTTACAACCTTATTTGTAACTACAGAGTATATTGATACTGCAAATATTAATGGTGGTATCGCTACTAGTTTTAACATTACAAATGCTTATGTGGCTTCAGGTATCATAACCAATCTCTACACTACAACTTTATCAGCTAATGATGGTTATGTAGCTTCAGGTATCATAACCAATCTTTATACCACAACTTTATCAGCTAATAATGGTTATGTAGCTTCAGGTATCATAACCAATCTTTATACCACAACTTTATCAGCTAATAATGGTTATGTAGCTTCAGGTATTGTAACTGATCTTTATACCACAACTTTATCAGCTGATAATGGTTACATAAACTCTGGAATTATCACCACTGCAGGTATTTCTAGTGCATTCGTAACTGATCTTTTCGTAGCTTCTGGTATCATAACCACTGGTATCGTTACAACGTTATTTACTCTTACGGAGTATGTTGATACGGCTAATATTAACTCTGGAATTATCACCACTGCAGGAATTTCTAGTGGTAGAGTCGATAATTTCTTTGCAACTTCGGGTATCGTAACTACTGCAGGGATTTCTAGTGCAAGAATAGATAACTTATATGTAACTTCTGGTATTGTAACCACTGCAGAAATCACAACTGCAGAAATCACAACTGCAGAAATCACAACTGCAGGAATCACAAGCGCTAGAATAGATAATCTTTTCGTAACTTCTGGTATTGTAACCACTGCAGGAATTTCAAGTGCTAGAGTAGATGATTTCTTTGCTACTTCTGGTATTGTAACAACCGCAGGAATCACAAGCGCTAGAGTCGATAATTTCTTTGCAACTTCTGGTATCGTAACCACTGCAGGAATCACAAGCGCTAGAGTAGATGATTTCTTTGCAACTTCTGGTATCGTAACCACTGCAGGAATC